GGTTATGACGATTTTATAACTGCATATAAAGACATTATTAAAAAGGCTTGTGACAAGCTTAATGATAATAGATTTGCCGTTTTTGTTGTTGGCGAAGTTAGATCAAAGAAAGGTGGTTACTATGGATTTGTCCAGGACACGATAGATGCATTCGTGGAGGGAGGCTTAGCGTATTACAACGAACTTATATTACTTACCAATATTGGGAGTAATGCTATTAGAGCCTCAGGTCAATTCAACGCATCTAGAAAGATGGTTAAAGGGCATCAAAACGCGCTTGTTTTTGCGAAAGGAGATCCCGAAGCGATAGAAATAAAAGGGCTAGCTAAATCAATATCGGACCATTTCAACGAGCACAAGCACGTATTTCAAGCTTATGACAATCTAATGGTTTTTTGTAAAGGCGATCCGAAGATAGCAGCAAAGGAGATAGGCAACCCCCAGGCTGAGGACTTAGATAATATTATTGCATCTGGGGGGATGATCGATGACTAGCAGAAAGGTGGCCGATAAAATGACAGCCGCAGAACTAACACCCAAAATGTTAGAGCTACGGCGATACGGCTTGTCCATAGCAAAGATAGCCTCACAAGTTGGCAAGTCTAAAAGTTATGTGCATAAGCACATAACTAAGGCTCTAGATGAGCTAGCGGATAAGTTGACTGAAGAAACAAAAACATACCGAGCTATTCAGTTGATGCGGTATGAAGGCCTTCTAACGCCATTGCAGTCAAAAATAGTTAAAGGGGAACCCCCAGCAATAGACACTGCACGCAGGATATTAGACAGCATAAACAAAATCACAGGTGTAGAAACGCCACAGAAGGTCGCCCCAACTACCCCAGATGGTACAGAGCCATACAGCGACCCAGCAGCAGCGATGACGGAAGACGAAAGGCTCAAGCGCATTGCAGAATTGCAGAAAAAACTCGATGACGGCAAATGAGCAAATCGAACTCCTCAAATTGCTCGAACACCAGCACAAAGAACGGGCACGGAACAGCCTCGACGCATACTGCAGGTATATCGAAATACCAGGTGCACCGCTGGTTGAAGACAGTTGTGAAAAAGGCGATGATTGTGACGATCCTAACTGTACTCTACATGAAGTTAGTAGCGCATTTTATCCTGACACGGTAGAGCCGGCAGAGCACCACAGCTTAATAAATACGACACTCGAGAAAGTAGAAAGTCGAGAGATAGACCCCGAGACAGGCTACCGCTACGAAAACGTTATGATCTTCATGCCCCCTGGAAGCGCAAAGAGCACCTACGGCTCGGTAACGTTCCCAACTTGGTACATGGGGAAGAATCCAAATAAGAACATCATCACGACCAGCTATGCCAGCCAACTGGCGCGCAAGTTTGGACGCAAATGCCGAACAATCACTGCCAGCAAGCAATTCACTGAGCTTTTCGACACCGGATTAAACCCCCAAAACCGTGCCGTAGACGATTGGGCCTTGCTTAATGGATCGACTTTCATGTGCGGCGGCATTCTTTCAGGGATAACCGGTAACCGCGCAGACATGCTCGTCATAGACGATCCGGTAAAAGGTCGAGAGGACGCCGACAGCCCCACAATTCGAGACAAGACATGGGAAGCATACCTATCCGACGTCAAAACTCGATTAAAGCCGAATGGCTCCCAGATAATCATCCAAACACGCTGGCACGAAGACGATCTATCAGGGCGAATACTTCCCAAAAACTGGGATGGTAACAGCGGATGGGTGGAGAGTCGCCAAGGCGATATGTGGTACGTGATATGTCTACAAGCCCAATGTGAAAGAGAAGACGACCCACTAGGACGCGAGATAGGCGAATACCTATGGACCGACTGGTTTAATGAGAAGTTCTGGGAAAGCACAAAGCGTGGACAAGGCACTCGAAACTGGGATGCGCTCTACCAACAGAAACCCAAACCGGTAGAAGGCGCGCTAATAAAACGAGCGTGGCCACAACGCTACGGTGAGCCTCCCGCTGAATTTATGCGGGTAGTTTTCAGCCTAGACACCGCATACAAAGAAGACCAAATCAACGATCCGAGCGTGCTAACAATATGGGGCGAGAAAGAACATGGCAAGTACCTGCTCCATGTATGGCGGGATCGAGTAGAGTACCCAGCACTCAAGCGAATACTAGCCAATCATTACATGGCTTGGAAACCCTCAGCCGTTTTGATCGAGGACAAATCGAGCGGTCAATCACTCATACAAGAGTGCCGCGACGGTATCCTGCTCAAGCAGTACCCCAAACCAATACATATACCAGTGATAGCGATAGAGCCAGAAGGGAACAAACTGGATCGCGCCGTCAGAGTATCGTCACAAATCGAAGCTGGGATCGTTTACCTACCAGAAGTGGCAGAGTGGCTAATGGATTACGAGTCGGAGTTGTTCGGCTTCCCCATCGCCACACACGACGACCAAGTGGACAGTACAACGCAATTCCTCGAATGGTCGCACAACAGCAGCATAAACCTCGAATTCATATCAACAGGCAAGTCAACAACGGCACACCAAGCAGAGAATACTGGTGCGTTTGGCTTCCGAATGAAAAGCAATAAATACGGAGACTTTTAACTAATGGCCGACGCAAAACTTAAACGCAAAGATATGATGGAATTATCCCGCGTGGATCATGGTAAGGGCATGTTTCAGGCACTAATAGACGGCATGATTCAAAATCCCGATAAATTACTGCAGTCGAAAGGTGCGGGAAGGTTTGACGTTTACGCAGACCTGCTGCGCGACGACCAAGTAAAAAGCACGTTTCAGCAACGTAGAAGCGCGACGATATCATCCGAATGGTATGTAGCACCAGGCACGGAAGACAAAGAAGACACCGAGCAGTCAAAGTTCCTTAAATGGCAGCTTCAACAAATCAACTTCGACAAGATTACAGACCAGATGCTGTACGCTGTGTTTTTTGGCTTTGCCGTCGCTGAGATAATATTCGGATACGATGAAGGTACAGGCTGGATATACGCCAAAGAAATCAAGGTTAGAGATCGCAACCGCTTCATGTTTGACGAAGATCATAACCTCTTGCTTTACGAATGCGGTGATAAAACATCACTGCCACAACATAAGTTCTGGACCATATCAACCGGAGCCAACCACAGCGACAACCCATACGGTGAAGGGCTAGCGAACTCGCTTTACTGGCCGGTATTCTTTAAGAGAAATGGTATTAAATTCTGGATGGTTTACCTTGAAAAATTTGGTATGCCAACGGTCAAAGCTGCACTATCACAATCGCAATTTCAGGACCCCGAACAACGTGGGATCGCGCTTCAAATTATCGAAGCCATACACGCCGACTCTGGCGTAGTGATGCCAGCAGACATTGAAATGGAGCTTATCGAGGCAAGCCGATCAGGTACCGCTACCTACGAAAAGCTGTACGACAAAATGGACGCGGCAATAAGTAAAATTGTTTTAAGCCAAACCATGACCACTGACGACGGCAGCAGCAAGAGCCAAGCCGAAGTGCATAAGGGCGTGAAGGACGAAGTTATAAAATCAGATGCCGACCTGATATGTGAAACCTTCAATAGCGACATTGTGCGCCAACTTATAGACCTCAATTTTGCAAACACAGAGTTCTACCCCGAGGTGTGGCGAAGAACCGAGCCAGAGCAAGACCTGAAGGATATCGCAGAGCGCGACACCAAGATAAAGTCACTCGGGGTTAAACCAACCGAAGAATACATCAAAGATACCTACGGCGAAGGCTGGGTAATTGATGAAAACGCCAACCAGCCTCCAACCATGCCACCCAATGCCGATCCCGAATTTGCGGAACCAGGCATACGCACACAAAAGTCGAACCAACACAGACAGGATCAGCACGCCATAAACAATGGCGCCTCGATGTTAGCAACCGCATACAACGAGCTACTTACGCCAAAGATTGAACAGATACTTGCACTCGCAGAAGAAAGCGGCGACCTCGAGAGCATGAGAGATAACCTCTTTGACTTAGTCAACGACTCTAGCGACGAGAACGTGAAGAAAATAGAGCGTGCCACTTTTGCAGCACGCATAGCCGCAATATTTAAGGGCCGATAATGATAGCAGGTGAAACCTTCAATCTAGCGCCAGAGAAGGCAATAGAGTTCTATAAGGACAAAGGGCTACGCCGATCATTTGCATGGCAAGATATGATCAAGGAGGAGCACGCCTACGCCTTCACAGTTGCAAAAATGATGGACAGAGACTTACTCGACACCACAAAGCAGCTTATCGACACCATGATAGCCGAAGGTAGAACGATCCAAGACTTCAACAAAGAGTTAATACCTCACCTGCAAAAGAAAGGGTGGTGGGGTAAAGACGATGTTATCGATCCATTGACCGGCATGGTCACAAACGCGCAGCTAGGAAGTCCAGCACGGCTAGAAACAATATTTAGAACAAACATGCAAAGCGCTTATGCCGTGGGCGCATGGGAAGCGATAGAAGCTAGTAAGGAGAGTTTGCCGTACCTTATGTACGACGCAATAGACGACGGACGCGCCAGGGAAGAACATGCCAAGTTTGATGGGCTCGTTTTGCCCGTTGATCATCCATTCTGGAAAGAACACTACCCACCAAATGACTACAACTGCCGGTGCGGTACCATTCAAATGGACGAGGACGACGTAGAGGACGAAGGGCTAGAAATTAGCGACGACCCAGTGATAGAGCGTAAGCCATGGACCAACCCCCTCACCGGCATAACGGAGCAGCTACCAGTAGGCGTAAGCCCCAGCTTTAACTTTAATGCAGGACATGAGCGCATGCGAATACTCGCAAATGCTTACATGGGAAAGGTAAAGCGCCAAGGTTCACCTGCAGACGAGGTAGGCCACTTGTTAAGCAGTTCAACGATAAATGCCGCGTTTCGTTCCTGGCTTGATAACAACCGCACAGCCACCGACGAAAGAGTATGGCCGATAGGTACCTATTCACCCAGGGCATTGAAAAAGCTGGACGACGAAGGGATCACGCCAACCACAGGCATGATAGAGCTAAACACTGCAGTCGCCAGGCAAAGCAACCTGACCAACGCCGAGCTATACGAACTACCTGACATTATAGCCTCACCAGACGCGGTCTATTTTCACAAAAGCCGTCGCACCGTCATATACACCCGCACCAATGACGATGGCACAGTAACCATGGTGACAACTAAAACCAATGGTAGAGCGGGAGGTCGCGCATACGACTACGTGAAAGCAGCAGAAATAACCACGCAAGACACCCTCGATAAGCGCATAGCACGCGGCACGTTCCTAGTTTGGCAATAAAAAAGTTCACTAAAACGAACGAAAATAGTTGATAAGTTCGGTTTATGGGTAAATACTAAGCACCGTAAACCGAACTTAACCAACAAGGCCAACCGAAATGAACGAGCTATCCCAATACGAGAATCTAATAGATTGTTTGTTAGAACTCATGGACAAAATAATTCCTCTTGAATTTGCCAAATGCGATCCAGTACCACCAGGTGATGTTATGTGGGAAGGAAGATCACGCAAGCTAATTGTCACAGCTACCTACACAGATATAAGCACTATAAGCATTACAGACAGCGCTTATAGAGTTTTGGAAGCAGAAGAATTAAGCATTTCAAATATTTATACATTAGTTGGCAAATTCATAGACATGGAGGCATAGCATGGCGCACCAAAAAATGTACGTAACCCTCAAGTTTGGCTTTTCAGCCGTAGTGGGGGAGGCGGTATACGACAGCGGTGCCGTGATCATCTTTAACGGTACCAGGCAAGAGATTTATAGCTTATTCGGCACTAAAAACGTAAGGCGTTTTATTGACCCTGACAGATGGTCGGGGCCTGACATTCAGCAATACCCCAAAGGCTGGATGCATCTAAGCCGCGAAACCTACACCGCAGAAATGCAAGAGAAAGACAAACCTAACCAACGGAGCAAAACCATGACAGAGAAAAGCACAACAGCCATCAGCATCAAAAAGCCAGAAACTGCACTAAACCGAGCGCAAACCGAAGTAGGCAGCATTATCGAGCAGATCGAAGCGAAGATCGCTGACAAAGAAGAAAACTATCAGGGCCTTGTTTACGACGCCACCACGCCAGAAGGGTACGAGAACTGCCGCGAAGTCTGCAAAGAATTACGCCCCCTGCGCGCCGATGTTGAAAAGACCCGCAAGGCATTGAAAGCACCGGTCACGGCTTTAGGCAAAAAGGTAGACACAGGATTTAAAACGCTTATACAGCGCATGGATAAGCTACTCGAAGCACCCCAGGAGGCATACCGAGCCGAAGACGAACGCAAAGAGCGTATAGAAGCGGAGCGCATCGAGAAGGCACAAAACGCCATGACCTGGATGCGAAACCTTTGCAACACCGCAATGCAAGTGGACAGCGCCAAAATTCAGGAACTGCTCAATAAGCTGGAAGAAAAAGAAATAGACCCCGAACTATTTCAGGAGCTACTCGCAGAGGCAACCAGCCTCAAAGAGCAAACACTGCAGAGCCTTAAAATGGCCCTTTCATTGAAGCAGCAAGCGGAAGAAAACGAGCGCAAACTAGCGGAAATGCAGAAAGAAGCAACCCAGCGCGCCCAGGAGGAAGAAAAGCAACCGGAGCCAAGCAAACAGACAGAGACACTAAAACCTGCCTCAGAAGCAACGCACAGGAACGATAGTGACGACGCAGCCAGCTACATGGCTCACCCTTCAAACAAAAAAGCCCCCGCGGTACAAGCACAAAGTTATTCGCCTCTAGAGCTTTGGCCTAGCGACACGGACCGCGCAGAAAACGAAGCGCTAGACGAAGTATGCATCAAGCTTCAAGAAGCTGAGGAATACATCGAATTTTTAAGCCGGCAGATAGGGCAACTATTTATATAGGCACAATTTAAAACAATGGAAGCGGCGTAAAGCCGCTTTTTATCGGAGTAAACATGAATACTTCAAGCGTACATTTCAGCCCAAGAGAAAAGCAGGTTTACGACTTGATGATAACAGGCGTAAGACAGAGAGTTATCGCTCAGGAAGTTGGAATATCAGTTAGAACAACTAAATTCTACTATTCATCTATTTTCAAGAAACTTGGCGTTCATTCATCCCGTGAAGTAGTGGCGAAGCACTACATGAAATTAAATGCTATTAAAGAAAATCGCACACCAGGCATAGAATTGCTATCTAAAGCCGAGCGCCGTGTTTATGACCAAGCCGTTACAGGAGTTAGCAGAAAAGAAATAGCTTCAAGGCTTTTTCGTTCAGAAAGCACGGTTATATTTCACTTGAAAAATATAAGCAAAAAACTAGGAGGCGTCTCAATGCTTGAAATGGTGATTTCTCGCTACAGGGAAAATGAAAGTCATTTTAATGCAATGTAATTAACTAAGGCGCTTTACTAGCGTCTTTTTTTAGGCTGATAATAGGCCTTAACCAACGCCAAAGGAAAATTTATTATGACTAAGATAATAGCCATGCTCGCCATATGTTTTTCGCTTTTTGGTTGTGCAAATAGCACAGGATTAAAACCAAAATTGTCAAAAACAGGTTTTGATGACGCAACTGTTGTAAGTGTTCCTCCGCATGGTATGGGTTGCAAGTCTTACCCGTGCATCATGTTGGGCGCACAATGGCAAAGCAACGTCCAGGGTATAGTTTACCTCGATTTTAAAACCATGTATGAGTTCACCAATATGTACAGTGCTCGGTTGAATATTGACGGTGATATTGTTGAACTTATAGATATCAGTAATGTTACTAATCACGATGTGGATACACTGAATAATAGATATTCGTTACACACGTTCGCGATTAAAGAGGAAAAATTTGAAAAAATCTTGAGTGCCAAAAAAGTATGGGTTCAAATTAAAACCGACGGAGGCAATGTAGAAGATTATATTGTCGATGGCGAAAACGATACGAAAGCCATACATGCTCTAAAGCGGTTTAAAAGAATGAAAGAGAGCAATTCTTAGCAAATATAGGCCTCATACGAGGCCTTTTTTCATTTCATCAACTCGGCTTTACGAGATATCCGAGGATCTAATCCTACGGCCACAACAGCTTTGTATTTCATGACCTCCTTTCTCGCTTCTGCCAAGGTCATTACCGGATATCGACCAAGCGTCATTTTAATCCTCTGACCTGACTTAAGACGTGGGCGAAATATAAAACTGATTGCGCCATTTCTCAGCCTGGCCTCAAGCCCGCCACCATCGGATTTTGTTATTTCCTTTTCCAGTTCCACGCCGGAGTAGCGTCGCAGCCATGTATCAGTCAGCCTGTTCATGACTTGTCCTCCAGAATCATCCTGTTTGTGGGCAGCTTCAGCATGTCGAACAAAGCGCTAAGCCCTTTCCCGGTAATACATGGCTTAGGGAAAAAGTTACCCTCCGTTTTATCGTGAACGAGGTTTAACTCCATATAACCAAGCTTGATCGCGTACTGATATGGCGTGAAATCACGCCGCAGCCATTTCATCTTAAACAAAAAGGCATCAAGCTTACGTGGGCCACACCCTAGAAGCTTCGCAGCCGTAGAGAGCGATACAGCGCCATTTGCGCCCCTGAGTGCTTCTGCGAACTCAGCGTCACTTTGGTGAAGGGATAGCTGCTCTCGAAGCTTCTCGTTTTCCTCCTCGGCATCCATCGCCAGCTTCAAGATCTCACGACGTGATAACTCAGGCATATGGTTGGTGTGCAACCGGCCAGCGCGATAATCAAGGAACACCTGATTGACCTTCAACTGAAAGGCTGGGCTTATCCAGCCAGCATAGCTGATCGCCAGCAGTTCGTGGGCGTAGGTGCCGGGGGATGATCCACCTTTCGTAACGCTAAGTACCTCAAAGGCAGAATTCTGCCTTAGCTCATTCACCAGATCTTGAGCCTGTTTTGTGTTAAGCCATGTTTTTGGCCGCTTGGAATCTCTGCCGCCACTAGCCTTATGCAGCGCATTCAGATTAAAGCGCCCCTGATCATCGGTGTTTACGGGCACACCAGCCACTACGGGTAAATTGTTCATGACGGCCTCCTAGTGCAGATCGCCAGAGAGCGCAAGGCCAACAGTCATCAGACGGTTGATACAGACGTTTGTTAACTCCAGTAGTGCGTCAAGCTGTAGCCGATATTCTTCAGCTGTGTCGAGTAAATCGAAAACGGTATCTGGGTCTTTAGCGCATTGTGAAAGTAGTTCTTCGCCGGACAGGGTGAGCAGTTGCAAGGTCGCAATGCGATTAGCTTTATGCTCACTGGCCGTCATTTCGCGGCGATACAGGTCGTTAAGCGTGATTTCAGGCTTAAATGATAATGCGCTAAGGCTGCGCGATGTGGTTGTGTTAGTCATGATTGACTCCGTATGATATTAGAAATTTGCCACTTTTAGATGGTGGCGGGTCTCACTAGAGCTCATACGAAACTCGGGCCTATTCCCCTTGCGGGTCTTATATTACGCCTCTCAACCCGCCATGGAAACTGGCTAGGGTGCTGTCGAACAGGCACAAAAAAACCGCAAGGTTTTCGGATGCGGCTGGCCGCGTATGATGTCTAGTGTTTTCAACATTAGTCCCTTCGAAATTGGTTTGCAAGTGGTTTTTGATTCGAGGATTGAAAAGTACCGCATGAGGAACTTTTTTGCAAATATGTTTTGTTTGAGGAACAAAAAATCTCGCGCGCGTTATATATCTTCTTCTCTTTTAAATCTTTAAGTCGGATATGTGTCTGTGTGTCGTGTCGGTGTTACCCTTGAAAGCCGCATTACTAAAGGGTTTAACCGTGTCGATGTGCAGTGCCGGTGTGAAAATATTGCGTGTCGGTGTCACAGCTTCCAGCCCAGTAAATACGGAGGGCGTGCCGTGTCGCTCTAAAAATAACCAAACATTAAACTCGGGTAATAAATGCTCAAAATAACGTTTATTTTAAAGAACTTGTCGCTGTGAGTGTCGGTGTTATCGATACAAGCCACGTTAATAAAGGGTTTATACGTTTCGGTGTGAGTGTCGTTGTGGGTAAATCAAGTGAGAAATAAAAAAATAATTACTGCCGACCCCCACACTAAAAACTCGCATGAAAAAACTAATAATATTGAAATATAAAGCCGGTTAAAAATCGAAAAATCACTGTAGCACGGTGATCGTAAATAGGTGATTTTGAATCAATAAATACATGGCAAATAGCGTTCCTAACATTCTCGCGTCTATTAGAAGGAATGGCATTAATAATTTATAACCTTATGTTTTTATTAAATATTGTTCCCTTCGGTAATGAATTGTACAACTGTATGTATAAACAGTATTAAGTTGACTTTTGTGTTTGAGGTAGTAAATTTTAAACATTTATAATCTGTCACATAATTCATATTATTTCGAATAAGGAAGTCTTAATGTTTGTATCGGATATCGTTTTAACACTGCCACGCAAAGACATCAATAGCCACCAACACATAGCCCATGTGACGATCACAGAAGACACAGAAGCCGAAATGAATGAGCAGATAGAAGACCTTAGAACCGAGTTTCCCGACCTAAAGGTTGACCCCACCAAATAAACGCGGGTAAAACACCAGCGGCAAAACCGATAAAACATGCCTAACTAAACTGAAAGCGGTTAGGCATGAAAAACCTTCACATATTTAAGCGCGGTACCCATACCGACTCAGGCGGCAAAACCCTAGACTTTGGCGACGATATGCTAAACAACGTCGTCGACTCATACGATCCATCACTTCACGAAGCCCCCATCGTCATAGGACACCCTGCAACAGACGACCCAGCAATGGGATGGGTGGAAAGCCTAAAGGTTACCGAGCAAGGGCTACACGCAGAGCCAAAGCAAGTAAATGCTGACTTTGAAGAACTTGTCAAAGCTGGCAGTTACAAAAAAATTAGCGCCAGCTTCTACATGCCCGACTCACCTAGTAACCCATCACCAGGCAACTGGTACCTGCGCCATGTAGGTTTTTTAGGTGGACAAGCGCCAGCTATTAAAGGGTTAGGAAATATTCAATTTTCAGCAGCCGAAGAAGGCGTGCTCGAATTTGAGGACAGCTTCGAGAATGGTTACTCGCTAGGCACTATTGCCACCCTAATGCAGAACATTAAAAAGTTCATTATCAAAAGTTCTGGCATAGAAGACGCCGACTCACTGATCCCCGATTACATGGTGAAGGAGCTAGAGCGATCATCCGAGCGAATGATTAACCCACCTACACCCGAAACCAACCAGTTCAATGAGGAAAACGAAATGGATCTGGAACAAGCAAAAGCGAAAATCGCGCAGCTAGAAAGTGACAACGAATCGCTAACCAATGAAAACGGCACTTTAAAAGGCAAAGTTACCGAGTTCGAAGAAGCCAGCCAAACCGCAGCAGAAGCAGCGCGTAAAACGGCAATAGCGAATGAAGTAGAAGCCCTTGTCAAAGGTGGTCATATCGCACCGGCAGAGCGCGAGAACATCACAGCATTTTGTGAATTGTTAGATGGAACGGATCGTACCGTTTCATTCGGTGAAGGCGATGCAGCCGTGGAAGTACAAGGCCGCGAATCGTTTATCAAATTCCTACAGTCGAAAACCGTGGTGGACTTTAACGAGCGCACCCGAGAGGAAGGTAAGCCAAACGGCCCAATGACCTCTGCAGACTTGTCGCGCCGTGCAGTAGCGTACCAAGAAGAACAGAAGAAAGCCGGCAACCACGTAGACATTGTGGACGCCGTAAACCATATCCAAAACCAAGCGGAGTAAATCATGACTATGAGAAATACAGGCTTAGTAAAAGCCTTTATCGCCGCCACAGCAATCGCACGATACAGCGTAGTCAAACTAGACTCCGCTGATGATTCGGTCGCTCTGGCAACAGCTAAAACGGATCGCTTAGTGGGCGTGTGTGCCGATCCAAAAGACGTGCCAGAGGGCAAGCGTGCTGACGTAATCCTAGAAGGCATCGCGGAAGTTCGAGCAGGTGCAACTATCGCCAAGGGAGCAGACGTAACCGTCGACACTCAAGGACGCGTAGTTACCGCAGCCTCAACAGACGAAGTAGTCGGCTGGGCTACCGAAGCCGCGAATGCAGTTGGCGACGTCATCAGCATTAAATTAACCGTGTAGAAAGGGGAAAAACATGCCTACACCATTTGTACAAGACACAAAACTCACTGCCATCGCAGTCGGTTTTAAAAATGCAGAATTCATCGCTGACCAGGTAGCACCTCGCATCGATGTTATGTCCGAAGATTTCCGATGGACTGAATACAACAGCCACGAAATGCTGACAATCCCAGACACACTTGTTGGTCGCAAAGGCGTTCCTAATGAAGTTGAATTCACCGGTGAAGAACGCTCTGGTCACACTAAAGACTGGGGCCTTTCAGACGGCGTACCTCAAAGCGATATCGACAAAGCTGCAAATCACCCATCATTCGACCCATTAGGCCGAGCGACAAAAGGTGTTACACAGCTTGTAGATTTAGCGCGAGAAATGCGCGTGGCTAACTTTGTGCGCAATGCAGATAACTACAACCACAAGCAAGCGCTGACCTCTGGTAATAAATTCAGCGATTACGATGCTGACTTTTTTGAAATTCTTGGTCTAGCACTAGAACAGCCTCTAATGCGCCCTAACACTGCTATTTTAGGCCATACCGAATGGTTCCACTTAAGCCGCAACAAAGCGCTACTGAAAGCCATGGGCCGCAATGTAGACACTCAAGAAGGTAAGATCACTCGTCAAGAGTTTGTCGACCTTATAGAAATCGACAAACTGATCATCGGTAAGTCGCGCTACAACACCGCTAACAAAGGTCAAGGTGCAAATCTTTCTCGCCTTTGGGGTGGCACTGCAGCATTCCACTACGTCAACCCTAACCTAATGAGCCTAGAAGAAGACCTCACCTTTATGGCGACGGCTTCATATCTAGGCAAGGTGGCTTATCAGAAGGCCATAGAGCCAGGCGAAATGGGGCTACGCGGCGGTAAGAAAGTGACGGTAGGTGACTCTTGCAACGAGGTGCAAATCTCGAAAGAAGCTGGCTACTTATTAACAGGCGTTCTTTAAGGACGCCCCCCTAACCTTTCAACGCTAGAGGAACCCTCATGACAGCAGCGAAGAAACCAACTGCAGCAGAAGTGGCAGCAGCGAAAGCAGCCGAAGAAAAAGCTGCAAAAGATAAAGCGGAAGCGGATAAGAAAGCAGCGGAAGAAAAAGCCGCACAGACTTATTCTGGCACGCTTTTATATCCAGCACGCGTCGGTGATAAAACCCTGCAAAAAGGCGAAATCGACGGATTAAGCGAAGCAGAATATAAAGAGCTAATAGCTCTTAAATGCTTAAAGCCAGCGGAAGAAGGCGAGTAAAGTGGCATACGCAACAGAGTCCGATTTAATTACTAAGTTTGGTGAAACCGAGATAGACGATCTTATCGATCAGGAAACCCCAAACAAACTGCAGGACGCCCTAGACGACGCAGAGAGCGAGGTTAACTCATACTTAGCCCAGCGTTACACTGTGCCGCTTTCTACGGTTCCCAATACAATTAAATCAGCCTGTTGCGACATTGCGCGTTACCGGCTTTATTCGCATAACGCGACCGAAGAAGTTAACCAGCGATACAAGGATCGTATCGCTTGGTTAAAGCTTCTATCAAAAGGTGAGCTCAGCATAGGCGTAGCCGAGCAATCATCAAAGAAAAGCTTAAAAGCGATCACTACAACTGGTGGCAGTTCTCGCATATTTACCAGCGAAACACTAAGAGACTTCTAGCCATGGCAAAGTCTCCTGTTCGTGTCGATGAAGCGCAATTCACGCGCATTCAAACATTATTAAATAAATTTAGAGCCGACATTTTAACGCCGTTTTTACGTGACGTAGGTACACGGCTAGTTAATGATTTTAAATTAGGTTTTCGTAACAGCAAGGCCCCCGATGACAGCAAATGGGAATCAGTAGAGAGAGAAGGCAAACCCCTACTCGATACCGGCAGACTTAGGAGCTCAATTCACGCCATTGTCACACCAGGACGACTCGAAGTCGGAACCAACGTGATATACGGGCCAACCCACCAATACGGCGACGACAGCATAGTCACAGCCAACGTGCCAGAGCACACACGGCTAATCAATCAAGCATTCGGTAGACCTTTAAAGTTTGGCGTTTATGCCACTGTAAGAGCGCACAGCAAGCAGCAGCAGCGCAACGTCACTGCTCGTCCATTTTTAGGCATTGAGCAGCGTCAAAAGAGAAAAATAATAAAAGAATTTGCTCGACACGTTGAGATCATAACTAACGGAGAGGCCCGAGGAATATGAATTACGAAGCATTAGAAGATTTGCTCGGAGCCATTCAACTAAATGGATCAAACGTTTTCGCAGACGTGATGACAGCCGTAGACGAGCAGACCGTTATTAAAAACGGGATTGTTAAGCGAGATAGCGCCTTCGTTATCCCAATGGCAGACGAAGCGCGAGGCGAAGCTATACACACCATGTACCACGCCCAAGACATTGCAACCACTGTCGGCATTATATACAGCGTGCGCGCTATCAATGACGTATATGGGCGAAACGTTAACTCACGTTTAAACACGATAAAAGATGCAGCCAGAAAAGCTATTGCAGGTTACCAAATCGACGAACTACACGATCCTTTTAATTTCGCCAGTGGCGAGGGGATCGCGTTTATGAAAGGTGGCATTTTTTGGATGGATATATTCACAACTACATACAGATTTGACCAGGAGTAACCCATGAGCCGCAAAACCAGAAAGACGCTACTAACAGCCGCAATAAATAATGCCGTATATGGTACGGACGCAATAGATACCGGCACACCTAAAGCCATGCTTACATCAGGCTTTGATTTAACACCTATTGAAGGTGATGACCTCGAGCGCGACCTCGACACAGGTGAAGGTGGCCACACTGAAATGATCCCAGTCGGTACCCACGTAAAAGCGTCGGGTAATATCGAAATAACGGGATCAGGTACGCCAACCACACCAGTAGCATACGAGCCTATTCTTGTGGGCGCTGGATACCTAACGACTACCGAAACCGGCAGCGTCGAGTATGTACGCATCCACGACAACAGTGAAAAGGACGTTACATTCTACGGCTACAAAGACGGGGCGATCCACATCATCACTGGGGCGCGTGTGACCTTCACTACCAACATTAAGGTTGGGGAGATAGCTAAACAGGAATTTGAAATCACCGGCCTATACGGTGGAGTGCTGGCAGGTAACGTGCCGGCTGCAGATTTTAGTGCTTTTGTGAAGCCAGTCAAAGTAGGGCACACATACACAGACATAAAGCTAGACGGCGTCACTTACAAAATGCTCGAGTTTAGCTGCACCGAAGGCAATGAAATCGTCTATGACGAAAACACCGTCGAAGAAGCAGTACACATCACAGACTGGAAGTCGGAAGGTACGATCCTAATCGAAGCCCCAGATTTAGCCACCTTCGACCCATTCACCAAAGCGCTAGACGCCTCAATCATGCCGATAATCGTCACGCATGGAATAACGGCGGGTAATATTTACCAGTTCATCGCTGACAGAATACAACTTGGACGCACAACCTATGGCGACAAAGAAGGGAGACTGACTTACTCAATCCCTTACCGCGTCATAGGTGAGCACAAGCACGTAACCAAGTAATAGGAAAAACCAATGGGATTCATAGTAAAGCGCGGTGAGAAAAAAGTTAAATGGCCGGTTCGCGTACAAGAGCCAGTAGATGGAGGTAAGACCGAGGAATCAGAGTTTATCGGTCACTTCGTCTTACTAGACCAAAAAGAGTACGACAAAGCCATGAAAGACAAGTTGTCAGACCCAGAATTTATAAAGAAATTCTTAAAAGGCTGGGAAGGGCTAACTGATGAAGAAAACACAGCGATCCCATTTAACGATGAGAACATCGAATTGCTTGCGTCGTTACCATATTGTCGCCGTGCGCTATTAACGGCATACCACGAAGCTACATCGGGCATCGCAGTAAAAAACTAGAAGACGTGGCTCGGCACTGGGCGGTCGGGCCACAACTCACATCAGACAATCAACGCGACATCATAGAACAGATGCGCGAATGGGGAGCATCCCAAGCCCAGATAGAACAATACACGGCGTCGGAAGAACCTGATGACTGCGAAGTCATAGAGGAAAACGAAGCAGCAGTAGCATGGTTTTTAAGTGTTGACGACCTATGGCAATGGGCCTTTACAGATAGAAGCGTGACCATGCTAGGGCTAGACGTTAAAGCCGTCCACGCTGACGCTCAAATGCGCGGCCTAGAAACCCAACCGGAGGATTACAACAAGCTCCGCATCATCGCTAGAGCCGCAGCAAACCACTACAACGACAAAGCGAGAGACTAGCCATGGCGATGAAATTAAGTGTACTTTTTGACGGAGACACGGCTCGACTTAAAGCCTCATCAAAGCAAGCACAAAGTTCACTAAACAGCGTTAAATCAACTGCAGTAAGCGTAGCGAAAAGCGTCGGTGCAGCGTATGCATCCTATATCTCGTTATCTCAAATTGTCGACGTCACAAAACGGTACCAAAGACTCGAAGCGCAACTAAGAACATCAACCGGCAGCGTCGAAGGTCAGGCTCAAGCCATGGCTATCCTAAGCGAGTTCGCCTACGCGACAGGGCAAGATTTAGAAGGCTTAGTAGAAGGTTTTAATAAACTGGTAAACCTAGGCCTCGACCCCAGCCAAGATGCCCTACTAGCTTATGGAAACGTCGCAGCCGGTACCGGTAAAACGACCATGGACTTTATCGAAGCCGTAGCCGACGCCAGTGTCGCGGAGTTCGAGCGATTAAAAGAGTTCGGTATCAAGGCAGCTAACGAAGGTGACACCGTAACCTTTAGATTTAGAGGCGTGACTACCAGCGTCAAAAACAACTCAGAAGAAATACAGCAGTACTTGATCGGGCTAGGACAAACCAAGTTCGGTGATGCAATAGCGAACCAGGCAACAACACTCGAAGCAGCACTGAACCGAGCAGGGCAGAAATGGGATGAATTCATGTTCAACCTAAGCAATGCCGGTCCAGGTAACATCATGACGCAGACCGTCAACCAAGCCGCAGAAGCACTCGACGAGCTAGGCTCAATGCTAGCCAGTGGTGAAATGCAAATAGCAGCCGAGGCATGGATCGGTCAATTCGACCAGATAGGGCAAGCCGTAGAAAACACCACAGACTTTTTATACGACAACTACATGCAAATGTTCTTTGATGCTCGGCAGTTCGAACAAATGACAGCCGACATTAAACCCTTTTCTCACATGCCAACAAACATATCCACCATGGTTCAACTAATGACCGTTGAACTAGCAAAAATGGTCGATATCGGCGTGACATACGGGCAAGCCTATGCAACAGGGTTCCTTTCTACCCTCACGCTACTCAAAGACCGGACAATGGCTATCGTTTACGAGATAAACGACATACTTAACCCATTGAACGGATCAACTTACAATTTTAAAGAGGCATGGGATCAGGCCGGTGAAGCCTTCGATGACACCCGTAACACACTGCTAGATAACGCAGACGCACAAAGCGAGGTATTCAACAAAGCAGCGGCAGATACAGTCAGCGACATACTCACAAACTCGCAGAAGGCGATAGATGCCTACGAAAGGAAAATGGCCGAGTCGAGAGAGGTACGATCGCGCTGGCAATCTGAAATGGACGAGTTAAAACAAGGCGACCTCGGACAGTTTAACCAAGCCAGCGATCCTGCAGCTAATGATTCCAGTTATGGCCCAACGGCAGACCAGAACTTAAATTACAACAAACTCATGGAACGCTATGCGAGTGAAGAAGAGTTATTAATTCTTCATGCGCAAAAAGAAATGCAGATCATTGCTGAAGCGATGGAGCAAAAGAGAATCACCGAGCAGCAAGGGTTAGATTTAATTTTTGCAGCTCGCAAAAAGCATGAAGATGAATTAGCAGCGTTAGAAGCAGCCAAGCGTAACATGATACTAGGCAGTTCGGCTCAAATATTCGACGGACTCGCAAGTATTACGGGTGCATTCGCGGGTAAACAGTCAAAAGCCTACAAAGTTCTTTTTGCCATTAGTAAAGGTTTTGCTATTGCGCAAGGCGTTATGAATTTATCAACAGCCGTCAGTAATGCGATGGGGCTACCCTACCCTTTAAATATTCCAGAGATGGCTAAGGCCGCAGCAACAGGAGCAAGCCTAATTGCGAATATTAAAGGCGTCACAATGCAAGGCCAAGCGCACGGCGGTCTATCGAGAGTGCCAGCAGCCAATGAAGGCACATTCATGCTGCGCCGTGATGAAATGGTAATGAACCCACGCCAACGCGAGAACTTCGACAAAATGCGCGACACAGTTGAAAACGGCGGTGGGCAGGGCAAGTCAGTTACCTACTCGCCAATTATTAATATTGACGCTACCAACGCTACACCAGGCATGGAACAAATGATCAGCGACAAAATAGAGCAGTCGCAAGAACAGACATTTGCAACCATCGCAGAGGACTTTAGTAATGGCGGCAGTCTTTCACAACGACTCAACGGATTAGCAGCATGACAAAAATATTCGACTTTCCAGCACTGCCGGCAAGTAAGTGCTTATTTGTTCCAATGTTTAACACGCAAATTTCACGAAGTGCATTTTCAGGCTTTGATCACGTAATAGAAAACCCGGGTGAACGGTGGGTAATTCAATACCAATTCAAAGTGCTGACCAATGCCCAAGGTAAGCTTTTAAAGCAGCACCTATCTCAGCTACGAGGATCGGTCAACCAGTCTCGCCTTTATGATACGAAATTTAAAACGCAAGCTGGCACTTGGGCAGGAGTACCTCGAGTAGCAGGAGCAAATCAATACGGTTTAATTTTAGAAACCGACGGATGGAACGCTAACCAACTAGTAGCGGCAGCGATGGACCGATGCTTGGTGGGTTCTCAATTAATGGAAATAAACGAAGACTGTCACTCTGACGAGTTTGGCAATGCAACACTTAGATTCACTAACGAACTACGCGAACCCCCATCAGATAACGAAACTCTCATAAGCGACACCAGTGCATTAAAAACCATAGGCCGATGGAGCAAGCCAGAGCAAATCCAACAACTCTCAGGTGATGCCCGAGTTTATAGAAATATAACGCTAGATTTTGAGGAGTCGTTCGCATGATAGAGCGCGCCGTCACATCAGCAATGATACAAGCAGCAAAAGCGACCCCCTCGCGCCTTTTAGCTTTCTTTGAGCTCGACTTCCCTAGTGGCTGGGTTCGTGTCCATTCAGGGCTAGGTACGCGCATATACAACGGAGAAAGCTACATAGGTATAGGCGAACTAGGGGGTATGGGCACAGTGACCGAGAACGCCTCGACAAGCGGCAACAGGACCACGCTAACCCTCAAAGTAACAGACCAATCGCTACTAGCAGAAGCTATGAACGAAGATCCCGATGGACGTGACTGCTTTGGGCACCTGGTCGCATTTGATGAAGACCGACAAATAATAGACGGTGCGGATTACTTTATTGATGCTGAAATGGTCGACATGACCATCAAGCGAGGGAAGCAATCAGCAGGAGTGCCAGCAGTTATAAATATAACAATAAACGACTGGCTAGAACGATGGGCTCAACCGGTAGAAATAATTAAAACAACCGACCAGGCGCAGCAATTTCTACATCCAGGAGATCGCTTTTTTGACCTAGTGGAAATTATCGCGGGTTCACCTCTGTCCAGTTTACCCGTTAAAACTAACTACGGAACAACGAGTACACGAACGACAAAAACAGGCCGATACGCACGATGAGAAAACCAAACTGGGCACCACTACTCAACAACTATATCACCGACAATAGGAATACCCCATTTGAGTGGGGGAAATTCGATTGCTGTTTATTTGTGGCTGGCGCAATAGAAGCTATGACAGGTCAAGACTTTGGCGCGCCTTTCAAAGGGGAGTACTCCACTGCAAAAGGATCTCTTAAAGCACTTAAAAAACACGGCGGCGGCGATCTTAGAGGTACATTTACTCAGCTTTTTGGTGACTTTAAACCGAGACTTCATGCGAAGCGTGGCGATGTTGGCCTTATTGATACAGACATGGGTGAGGCTGTAGGAATTATGTGGGGGGGCTCAGTTTGGGTAGTGACCGAAGAAGGGCTCACCTCATTACCTCAATATAA